TTTCAGTTGAGAGATCAACTCAATCCAGTACTACAAACATTGAACGCAACTATACATAGCATCGAAGGGTATTATCATACACCGCAAAGAAAACAATGGTATAACCAAGATCGATCAATAATCTTTAGAGCCGGGCAAAACGAAAATAGTTTTGATATCCGTCCATTCAGCTCTGAACATAGTTTTGAGCCAGCAGACTTGATTTTGGATGCACACATTTTAGGAAAGACTCTGATTGAAAGTTACCTTTGTGACGACGATCCCACTGAATGGGATACTTCCGGGCATGTAAGAACCAGCGGAGGAGCAACAGCGCTATTAACCAATACTAGACAGCAAGTTTACCAAAGTTTTGAATTTCAGCAGTGGATAGATCGATATCAAGTCAATCGATTCCAACTTGCAGCAGATTTTCCATTGGGCAATTTTATCAACGGGGACTTATCGAGGCTGGCAACATTGTCTGAAGATGCAAATTTTGTTAATTTTTCTTGTGAGATCGACATAAAATTTTAATTGGCTTTAATTTCCTGTACTAAGTAAATGCATGTTATTTTTACTAGATCAACATGATTATTAGCTTTCCGGGCGGTGCTGGCGGAAACTGGTTAGCAAAAGTGTTGCATCACAGTCTAATATCTACCAATTCCGTCAATTTTCATCAACCTGGCAGACACAATGTGTTATTTGATCTACACATATGTCACGAGCTAGACCCAGTTAAATTTGATTTTTTATTATCCGGAACAAGTTACTTTAATTTTTATCTTAATGTGTTGTTCAAACTATTTCATCACGAACGAAATGTATTCGAAGAACAATCCTATAAAGATGCATTTCTTATCTGCGTCAATTCAGCAAGATTTCTCTGTAAATTTGACAATATTAAACATCATGTTTATTTTAATTTTGACGATCTTGTTCTGACCCCAGAATTATTTTATCAAAAAATTATACAGGCACAATCCACTTACAAGATACCAGTAATTCAGCGTGAATACTTTCTTGCAGCCAGAACGTCTTTTTTAAATACTTGTGTAAATCCCAAGCAAGTGTTTGAGAATTTTGACAATATGTTTTGGGTAACCTTTGTGCTCGGGCAGTTGATGAATCAAGATATCGTGCCATCTGAGTTTCTTATTCATGAGTACCACAATCAAGCTCGTTGTAAAGAGTTTGCTCAAATTAATTACTATCGTTGCGGATTATCCAACGTGCATTATTTAGATACAGCAGTTTTTATGCCAGAGGTCATTTGACCAAAGTAGGTTGCATTTTACTTCATATCTCTGTACAATTAACTTGTTAATAACAGGAGATATCAATGTCACGCATTTTCAACGCAGATCAAACCAAAAAACTCACACAAGTAATCAATGAAGGCATGCAGGTCATGATGGAAATCGAAACGCTTACCGGCGGACTCAATGACACCATCAAGGCCATTGCTGAGGAATTGGATGTCAAACCCAATGTGCTTAAAAAAGCCATTCGTCTGGCACACAAATCAGAATTTGGCCGTGAACAGCAGGATCACGAATTGCTGGAAGAAATTCTGGTCACAGTAGGTAAAACCCTATAAGTACTGTTTTTACAACAGCGAGTCGTTCACGTCACGAACATGAATCAAGGTTAGTGGGCCATAAGCCACAGGAGAACTATGAGTTATATTGACGCAATGATGGACCGAGAACACGATCGCATTCACGTAGTCGAACGACGAGATGGCAGTCGACGCTATCAAGAGTACCCAGCCAATTATGTTTTCTACTTCGAAGACGCTCGTGGCAAATTTACCAGTATTTTTGGCACACCTGTGAGCCGCTTCAGCAGTCGCAACAACAAAGAGTTTCGCAAGGAAGTGCGGATACAATCAGGTAAGAAGCTGTTTGAATCCGATATCAATCCTGTGTTCCGTTGCCTGGAAGAAAACTACAAAGGACAAGACGGTCCCAAACTAAATGTGGCGTTCTTTGACATTGAGGTAGACTTTGATCCTGAACGTGGATTCAGCCCGCCAGCTGATCCATTCAATCCGATCACGGCTATCAGTGTGTACCTGCAATGGTTGGAACAAATGGTCACCTTAGTATTGCCACCCCGACACATGAGTGCCGAAACAGCCAAAGAAATTGCTGCAGAGTTTGAGAACACCGTAATTTTTGCTTCCGAAGAAGAACTATTAAAAACATTCTTGGACTTAATTGAAGACGCTGATGCATTAAGTGGATGGAACAGCGAAGGCTTTGACATTCCGTACACTGTGAACCGTGTGACTCGAGTACTCAGCAAGGATGACACTAGGAAATTTTGCCTGTGGAATCAATTTCCCAAGAAGCGTATATTTGAACGCTTTGGCGCAGAAAATGAAACTTATGATCTGATCGGACGGGTGCATATGGACTATATGCAACTGTATCGCAAATACACCTATGAAGAGCGCCACAGTTATAGCCTGGATGCCATTGCCGAATATGAACTTGGCGAAACCAAGACAGTGTTCGAAGGCACCCTGGATCAACTATACAATCAAAACTTTAAAAAGTTCATTGAGTACAATAGACAAGATACTATGATCCTAGCCAAGCTGGACAAGAAACTCAAGTTCTTGGACCTAGCCAACACCCTTGCACACGAAAACACAGTGCTACTACAAACTACCATGGGTGCTGTAGCTGTGACTGAACAGGCCATCATCAACGAAGCCCACGAACGCGGCATGGTTGTGCCCAATCGCAAAGAACGCTACAGTGACGAAGACACACAGGCAGCGGGTGCTTATGTGGCATTCCCTAAAAAAGGCATACATGAATATGTGGGAAGCATAGACATCAACAGTTTGTACCCTAGTGCGATTCGTGCGTTAAACATGGGCATGGAAACCATTGTAGGACAACTACGTCCTGTAATGACAGATCGGTTCATTGCGGACAAAATGCGTAGTGGATCCAGTTTTGCTGGAGCGTGGGAAGGCCTGTTTGGCAGCGTAGAATACGAAGCTGTGATGGCCATGGAAAAAGGCACAGAAATTACCATTGACTGGCAAGACGAAACTGAATCAGTACACAGTGCTGCAGAAGTATGGAAGATTATTTTTGATACCAATCGGCCCTGGATGCTCACTGCCAATGGTACCATATTCACTTACGAAAAAGAAGCAGTAATTCCTGGCTTGTTAAAACGCTGGTATGCCGAACGTCAAGACATGCAGGCTCGATTGAAAGAATGTAAAAATGCAGTTGAAGAAGAATATTGGGACAAGCGGCAACTTGTTAAGAAGATTAACCTCAACAGTCTCTATGGTGCTATTCTTAACCCTGGTTGCAGGTTCTTTGACAAGCGTATTGGTCAGTCAACAACTCTTACTGGACGTGCAATCGCTAAACATATGGATGCGTATGTGAACGAGTGTATCACTGGCAAGTATGATCATATAGGCGATGCAATCATTTATGGTGACACAGATAGTTGTTATTTTACAGCATACCCTGTGTTGCAAAAAGAAATCGAAGCCGGCACCATGACCTGGAGCCGAGAGACTGCGGTGCAATTGTACAACAGCATTTCAGATCAAGTGAATGACAGCTTTCCAGGCTTCATGGAGTCAGCATTCCACGTGCCTAGAAAAATGGGCGAGGTGATTCGCGGTGGCCGAGAAATTGTAGCGTCAAAAGGACTGTTTATTACCAAGAAGCGCTATGCAGTCATGTACTACGACAAAGAAAACAAGCGAGTAGACACACACGGCCGGCCTGGCATAGTCAAGGCCATGGGCCTGGATCTCAAGCGCAGCGACACGCCCAAAGTTATTCAAGAGTTCTTGAGCGAGATTCTCAATGATGTGCTGATTGGTTCTACCCGAGAACAGATCATTGAAAAGATTCGTGAATTCAAGTACAAGTTCAAAGAACGTCCGGGTTGGGAGAAGGGTAGTCCCAAGCGTGTGAACAATTTAACCAAGTATGGCAAGGAAGAAGAACGGCTGGGCAAAGCCAACATGCCCGGACATGTGCGTGCTGCTTTGAACTGGAATAACCTACGCAGGATGAATTCAGACAAATACTCTCTGCAGATAGTAGATGGCATGAAAACCATTGTGTGTAAATTGAAGCAAAATCCTCTAGGATGGACAAGTATTGGGTATCCCACAGACGAAACTCATATTCCACAATGGTTCAAAGAATTACCGTTTGATGACAGCTTGATGGAGGCCACAGTAGTTGATCAGAAAATTGACAACTTGTTGAGTGTACTGGACTGGGATCTTGCAAGTGCTACCAATACCGAAAACACATTTCAAACCCTATTTGAGTGGTGATATGAAACTAAGCGAACTGATTGCCTTCAAGAATGAACTGGACTTGTTGTCTGCTGTACCAGCACAGCAGGAGGCCGATTGCGAAATCAACAAGATTACACACCTAGTTGAATCATTTGAGTTGACTGCGCCGCAGACTCAGGCATTTGCACAAGGTAGACAAAACATTGCACAAGGATTTGTTGAATTTGAACAACAACTTGATGAATTAAAACAGTCAATCCAACAAAAAATTCAAACAGATGAACAACCGTATTTTGCAGAAAGTTATCGCTTGTACGAGCAGGAGATGAATAACGAAACTGTGTCAGATATTTTTAATCGGCAACCAACTATTTTGCCTGAAACACACGACTTTTATATACATCGTATCATGCGGTACACTAGTTGGAAATATCCGGCCATGATTCTGCGCCCTGGAGCAGAAACTTATGTGAACCACATGGTTGATTGTGATCCGTTATATCTGGTGGACGAAAAACATGAGCTACTGGTACCGACATTGGATTATTACAACCAAGTGTATCAACGTCGCTTGCGTACTTATGTGATCAATGAGCGGCAGGATGACCCTATGTTGACACAGTTGCCCAATGACCAATTTGGATTAATTTTGGCCTATAACTTTTTTAACTTTCGGCCGCTCGAGGTTATACGACGTTATCTATCTGAACTGCATCAAAAACTACGACCAGGCGGCATATTGATCATGACCATCAACGACTGCGATCGCAACAAAGGAGTCATGTTGGTAGAACGACACTTTGCCTGTTACACTCCCGGAGGCATGATCATTGAACTTGCTCACAGTCTCGGCTTTGAAACAGAATTTGTCTGGAACGATGGCGGTCCAAGTACCTGGATTGAACTTCGTCGATCTGGAGAGTTGACCAGCTTGCGTGGTGGCCAGGCCCTGGCACAAGTTATTCCAAAATAAATCAAAATTCGTTGCAAAATCTAAATAAACCGTGTATAATTAACAAAAGGAGAATTACCCATGAAAGATCATTTACTAGACTTGGTAGAACACACATTGAAATTGGGCTGTATTGACCTGGTCAAAATCACCGGCACTGATAAACAAACAGAAATCTTTGGCATTGCCGAAGATCGCAGTGTAATTGTGGAAGGCAAGTATGCCAGTCCTGTGCCAGAATTCATTGGCTTGTTCGGCATGCCAAATTTGCAAAAACTCAATATCTTGTTGAATTTACAAGAATACAAGGATGGTGCTGAACTTGCAGTCACGCACAGAGCCGACGGTGCGGCAGCCGGTATCACTTTCCAGAATGCCACTAAAGATTTTAAAAACACATACCGTTTTATGGCATCAGAAATTGTGACCGAAAAGGCCAAATCAGTCAAATTCAAAGGCGTCACCTGGCATGTGGAATTTGAACCAAGCGTAGCAGCAATTCAGCGTTTGAAAATGCAAGCACAGGCCAATGTGGAAGAAGTGAACTTCCAGGCCAAGACCGAAAATGGCGACTTGAAATTTAGCTTTGGCGATCATTCAACTCACTCGGGCAACTTTGTATTCCAAGCCGGTGTAACTGGTGCACTTAAACGCACATGGTCTTGGCCAATTAAAACAGTTGTGTCGATCTTGGATCTGACTGGTGACAAGATCATGCGCATCAGTGATGATGGAGCTGCACAGATCACTGTAGACAGTGGCCTAGCTGTTTATACCTATATCATTCCAGCACAGTCCAAGTAAACAATGACTCAGGATAATCTTACTGCCAAGCAGAGCGACTATGCCGTGTTCTTGCCAGCCATCTCGGGGTTCTATGCTACCTATGTAGGCAAGCAACGGGATCCTGTGAATGGTCCGTATGTGGATCCTGCAAGAATGCCTGCAGGTATTCCAGACATGGAGTCAATGAACTGGCTGAATCCTGTCAAGGCATTGTTTCCGTACAAGTGGAGCCTGTACTCGGGTGGCCACGCCAATCTTGATCTCAACAAGCAGGACTGGAGTGAGGACATGGTACGCAACAGAGATCCCAACACACTAATGCTGGGCGATTCTGGCGGATTCCAGATTGCCAAAGGTCTATGGGAAGGTGATTGGAAAGCCAATTCTGGTTGCGCAAAAGCACAAAAGAAACGTGCGGCTGTGCTAACCTGGCTAGACACTATCAGTGACTACTGCATGACTTTGGATATTCCTACCTGGGTGATTCATGATAAAAAGGCCAGTGACGCTTGCCAGATTAGCACGCTACAGGAAGCAGTAGACGCCACCAAGTACAACAACGAATATTTCATGAAGCACCGTCGCGGCAAGAACAACGGTGGCACCAAGATTCTAAATGTGTTGCAAGGTGCCAATCATGCCGATGCAGATCGTTGGTATGACATGATGAAACACTATTGTGATCCTGTTGTGTACCCAGACACACACTTTGATGGCTGGGCCATGGGTGGTCAAAACATGTGCGATGTGCATCTAGTGCTTCGACGTCTAGTGGCCCTGCGCCATGACAACTTGTTGCAGGAAGGTGTACACGACTGGATGCACTTCTTGGGCACAAGCAAACTGGAGTGGGCAGTGTTGTTGACCGACATTCAACGTGCTGTTCGCAAATATGTTAATCCCTCATTTACCATTAGTTTTGATTGCGCAAGTCCGTTCTTGGCCACTGCCAATGGACAGGTATATCATCACATTGATTTGCCACACAACGACAAGTGGTGTTATAGAATGAGTCCTATTGTGGATGACAAGAAATACTGGAACGACACAAGAAGCTACAGAGATGGTGTGCTACAAGATGGACTTGTGGATCATTTTGATGAAAGCCCAATCAGCAAACATCTTCGAATGAAGGACATTTGCCATTATCATCCTGGCATTGCCAAAACATCTGTCGAGCTCAACGGAGTAGCATTTGATCCTGCAAACATGGATCATTGGACAGTACCCCCTGCACAGAACAAAATTGGCAAGACTGGCAAAACCAGCTGGGATAGTTTCAGCTATGCCTTGTTGATGGGGCATAATGTTTGGATGCACTTGGAAGCAGTACAGCGTGCCAATCGTGAGTATGATGCAGGATCGTGGCCGGCCATGATGTGGAACGAAAACGGTGATCATGCCAGATTCAAAGACATTGTGGATGCAATCTTTGCCACCGCAGATCGTGCCGAAGCTGAAGCCATTATCGAACACTACGATCGCTACTGGATGGACATTGTGGGCACCAGAGGATTCAAAGGCAAAAAGGCCAAGAATGCACACACACAATTTAACACCTTGTTTGAAGCCGATGTTGCGGAAGAAGCACCCAATGATGTAGATTTTGATCAAACCAAACTGGACAACCCGGAGGCCCAATGCTAGATCGATTACGCAGTAGACTCAAATACCTAGAACATGAACACGCTGAACTGGACAAACGCATAGACGGACAAGAAAAAACTGGTGTGTTCGAAGATGCCACCATTGAAGTTTTGAAGAAACAACGGTTGCATTTAAAGGATGAAATTGTTAAAATACAACTTAACATAGCACAAGAACACGGCAATCTGGAAAACGACTAATGAATCGAACAGGGCATGATCAGGCAAGTTTCTTTACAGGAACCGAAGTCGAACACACTCCGGCATTTGGAAAGGCCACCTTGTTTGTGGTCGGAGTGAAAGATGCTGACAGCGTCCAGGACGTTGCACTTGCTGAAAATTGCACACACATCTACTTTGGTGCCAATCAGAGTTTTCCTGGCATCGACACCAATGCTGTTGCAGAGTGGCGTCGATGGGAACTCATGATCACAGCCTGTTTGCAGGCTGGTTGGCTGTGTACCCTGGACATTGATGTTGCTCAAGTGTCAGGACTATTAGAATCACCCTTGGTAGAATACAACAACTTTATACCCATGATCAGTGTCAAGATCCCTTATATCAAACAACTAGGATACAATGCCGTTCTTAAAATTGATGATCGAGATTTCGCAGCAACAAACCCAGGCGTATGGTGCCACAGCCTACATGACTTGCAAAAGCGTGAGGTGTTCACTGACTGGCCTAAATACACACAAGACAAGGTAATACGATGATTAGATTGCTGTGGGAAAAGATGATGAAATGGGGCTGGGATTACAATCGCGAGCCTAGCATTAACAAACGTCAGACGGTCAGTGTCTGTGGTTATGATCAGGACGAATTGGATCTACCCAATCCGTTGACCTTTCGTGTACAACAGGCCGAAGGAGGAACCATAGTGGAAGTTCGATGGTACGATAGAAAAACAACTGAAATTGTCAACAAAATGCATGTGATTCCTACAGGTGCAGACGTTGCAGATCATGTGGGCAAAATTGTTATAATGGAGATGTTACGCAGATGATACAAGAACAAAGAGACCAAGCACTTGGCGAAACAGTAGCAAGACGCAAAGATCAAGCAAAAAGATGGATTTATGTTACCTTTCAAAAAGTAGGATTTCATAAATATCCAGCCGCTGGCACTGATCCTGCATTGTGTTCAGCAGGAGAGTATGATGTGTCATATCTTGCTGCAAGGCATCGTCATTTATTTAAATTCAAAGTGCAATTAGAAATATTTCATAATGATCGTGAAATTGAATTTCACCAGGCATTGATATTTTGTGAATCCTTGTTTAAAAACACAATCGAAATTGATTACAAGAGTGTGGAAATGCTTGCCGATGACTTGTATGATCAGCTAGCTGTTCAATATCCCAATCGAGACATGAAAATTGAAGTGGCAGAGGACGGCGAGTGCGGATGTGTTATCGAGTACAATCAAACTAGACCTATGCAAACTATCAAAATTTAATATTTAGAGTTAATACTAATCCAATATGATTGACTTCCGCACAAATAACAAGTATCATTGGAAGTAAGGTTAAGTAATTTAGGCATGATTCTATCTTGCTATTGTTGTGTAGTAGTACTTTAATTAATCAATTGTAATTTAAAAGGAAATATCATGGGCAAGCCCCAACATCGTGTAAACCCTAGAGCCATCCAGGCCTTTGAAGATTTATCTGTGTACCTAGAGTTCTGCGTGGACTATGGCTACCGTTACCGAGAAGAAGATCTATACAACTTCAAGAGTTATGCTTGGCAACAGTACAACAAGTTCACACAAGGCAAAAACGCCAAGAACATGTGGGAAGAAGACACCCGCAGATTTGCCGGACACTATCGCCGTGCGTAAGTTATAAGATATCTTCGAGTAAAACGCTACATTTATTGCTTTTTTGTTGATTTAGTTTACTTGATAGTATTTGTAAATTTTTCCAACCGCCAATTACGATCGCAGGTATTTTATTTTGCCAGCCTTGCTGTATAGAATACTTGTGATCGAGGTGATTTTTAAACCCTCTGCGAATATTAGTTGGATTTATCTGATAATAATATGATTGGTATTGTTGGTTGGATATTCTCCATACTTCTGCTCGATATTTTTCGTATTCTGAAATGTCATCAGGATTGCGTATAATGCCTTTTTGCATTTTAGTATTGAGTTGGCGAGTAGTTGAACATTTGCCGCACCCTACATTATTTAATATACCATTTGGTTTAATTTGAAATAATCCGTGGGTTGGACATATGATCGTAACTGGAGTATGTGCTCCTTGATAGTCAGCTAGTGAATAGTCATAATCAGAAAATATTGTTGAAGCTTCTGCTATAAACTCCTTTGTAGATTTTTTGTTGTTTCCGCTACATTTACTACATCCGATGCCACGCATATGATCACTCGGCCACTGTTTAAATAATCCATGTCGTGGGCATTGTATTGTAACTTTTGTATTACTATCTAGATAATGGGTAGTTGAATAATCGTATTGTGTTCCATGTGTTGCTATGGCCTTTGAAACAAACCAATCATTATTATATTTTGTTTTATTACGTTGTTTACTAGTTACAACCTTGCAATTAGGGCACCCAGATCCGTTGTGATAATGATTAGCTGGAATAACTTTCCAAATATGATAACAAATAGAGCATTTAATTTCGACCTTTGTAGTCGCATTTATATAAACAGCGTTTGAATAATCAAACTGATTACCGTGTGCTTTTTTACATCTATCCAGAAAGTCTTGTTGTGTAAGTTTTTTAGTTGACATTAATAATTTTTAGTTGTATAATCTAACATAAGTATTTATCATATATTGTCATCGAAAGGTATTAAATGAGAAAGCTGGTCTACGTCGGATTAGAAAATTATGAATCAAGATACACTCTACAACTTACCGAGTGGAATCGTCGCGTGTTTGAACGCCGTGGACTCAATGTAGTATATGTGCCAGGCGAAACATTAGACGATACAGGTGCTATTTCTGTAGGACAAGTTTTAGATGCACATGGGCGTAGTTATTTTAGTATGAGTCAGATGATGAATCTTGTCAAGATGATGCGCAACGGTGAAGTCACCGCAGAAGATGTGGTCTACTTTGAAGACATGTTTGCTCCAGGCATTGAATCGTTGCCGTATATCATGAACCAGATTCCTGCGGAGTCACGTCCTCGTGTGTATGTACGCTGTCTTGCTCAGGCGATTGATCCAGATGACTTTGTACATGTATGGGGCATGGCAAAATGGATGGACTTGTACGAAAAGATGGTTAATGAATTCGTAACCGGTGTATTGGCCACCAACGAAGAGATGGTGGCTCACATGCGTATTGCTGGATGGACGGCCCCGATCTACAACATTTCAGGCCTGGCATTTGGCAAAGCAGAAGTGCTGGAACGCATCGGTGGAGCTGACAAGATCAAGCCATTTGATCAACGCAAACGGCGTG